TTTAGATGTAAAGGTATTATTAGATTGTGGAACTGGTTGTATTGTCTGTGCAGGGGAATATTGCGGTTGTGGTGCTTGTGTAGGCGTATACACTGGCTGTCCGTTATCTGGCATGGATGCTATCTCAACATCTTTGATATTCGTGTATTGATTACCATTTGCTGACGTTTTCGTATTGATAACTGTATAATTTATCGCATCGCCTTTTTGTGGCATAGGGTTCATAACTGTACCCCTGTAATAAAGCCTAGTGCCATCTATCAAATCTATAGAGTAGTTTGGTACTCCATCTTTCGTATTATCAAAAATTTTATCTATTATCATTTACTTATTCCTTATTATTTATTGATTACATTATAGCCACGACCTTCTAAACACCGATTGATAAAATCTTTTCTGGTGTTTACTTTAGGACTTAGCCATAACACCCTCCAACGAATGTTGTTATACACCACTTTGCTTTTATCGAAAACGTAGCTTGTATTGTCCTCAACTAAACTTTTGCAGGTATAATAATCATCGTGAAAGCGGTTCATGTCACCCTTTATTGAGGCTGACGATTTTCCTCTTGAATCCACAATTGGCATTGTTGAGCAACCGCCAATAAAAGCAATGGACAAAAGAGTGAAAATTAGTTTTGATTTTTTCATGCGAACTCCAATTCAATTTAAAACCTATATTAGTTTTTGGGTTATGTCTACGCAAAACCTATAATTAGAAAAATCATAATTAAAAATGCACTATCAAAAACAATCTCTAAAAATTTATTCATCGTTTATCTGCTCCAAACTTTTGTATTTTATTTTTCATTAATTTTTGCAACACCAACTGGTCTAAATGTTTTTTAACTGAGAAGTACAGTGTAAGTTCGTCTTGTATTCTACTATTTTCCTTATCCTCTTTGCTTGGAATATCAGACATATAATCATAATCACTATCTGGGTTAAATTCTTCTATAGGCGGTTGGTCAGACCATGCTTCACCCCATTCTAGAACTCGTTTTTCCTCAAGTTCTTTTCTAGCCTTAGAAACAATCTCACAATATTCTTTTACTAAACCATAATGTTTAGCTACTGACATATTTAGTACTCTTACGTTGTAAAGCGTTTTGTTCCCTATTTTTGTTGGTTGTTCTATCATGTTTCCATCCTGTTCAAGTGTTCCAAAAACCAACTCATAAACCAGTAACAGTTTACGTTACTGTCAACTGCACCAGACCGAAAGTTAGTTTCTCCATCATCATATTTAAAACGAAATTCATATCGCCAGTTTGTGTTTTGAGTTTTGTAAAAATACAAATCACCATACCCATAATCGGAAATACTAATTTCATTCGTTCTTCTGTTGATACTTCTATGTTTCCAATGAACATGAGAAAAAAATGAACCCTCTGGAAGTGGGTCATATAACTCATCGTCACCCCTTGAATATTTAGGCTCATAAGATATAACCATCCTTGTTAAATCAACGTATCTCATTTTCTGTTTCCCCTGTAAGTTTGTCCTAGTTTATTATAACCGCCTTTAGTGTCTACGCTCATTACTTCCCTGTGCTTCCACCCAAAAGGAAAATGGTCTGTGAATTCTGGCGGTATACAAATCAAATGATACTGGTTAGCTGTATCAACCATGAATTTTGCGGGTGGATATATCTCTATCCCTAGCCATTCATCGCCCAATAGGTTTTCCATAATAGACATTTTATCAGACCATTTGATGTTATCACCCTTGTCCTTGCGTTTGATACTTAGCCACACACACTTCCCTTTTAGTTCTTCTGTGTGTACTAGCTCATCGGCTGATTTACCTTCATATTTGTTGACTGCGAAAATGCTATTTTCAAAAATGACTCCATCCATTTCTTTTAAGGCTACGTGTACTGCACAATCTCGTATGTGCTGTAAATCATAGTCTTGACCATTATCGATATACCAATCTCTTACAGCTTTGACTCTTTGCTCAACGAAATCTTTGGGCAAGGTGACATTACCCATATCGATAAGGTCACCCCCTTTTACTTTAGCTATCATTACTTCACCTCGTTCTTGCTGTTGGTATTATTCATCTTGATAGCGTGTCTTAGTATTCTATCCCTTTGCGATTTTTTGCATTTGGATATAACAGCCAGAACATTGATTGCGTGTTGCTGAACTTCTTCCTGTGAAAAAGTATGATTGCGGTTTATTTTAACCTCAAAGCTTTTGGCAATAAGGTCATCTGTAAAACCCTCTTTTTTGAGTGCTTGTACTTCTGCGGTAGTAATTATCTGTTTCATTTGAACTCCAATTTATTATTATTATTAGTATTAATAACCTAGAGTTTAATGTAGGTTTATTTTATTGTCAAACAAAAATATTGAGGTTTGTTATTTTTTTTGATATTTTTATGATATTCCTCCTAAGTTAGCGGAATATACAAATGAACTCCAATTCGATTTGTATAGCGTAGGGGGTAAATTTTAAAAATTAAATGGGTGCAATCTCATTAGACCTTAGAACTTACCCCCTCATGATAAAAGAATCCGACATACAAATAGCCTGTAATGACTACCTAAATTACTTGTGCAAATACTACCATTTTCGCCATTTCCATGTACCGAATGAAGGTCAAAAGTCTATTGGGTATCATTTAAAGATGAAAAAGATGGGTTTGAAGTCTGGTTGTCCAGATATTATTTTAGAATATCCACAAGGGCGTATTCTTTATATTGAGTTGAAGACTGAAAAAGGTAGGCTTTCGGATAGTCAAAAGCTTTGGGCGGTGCAATCAAAAGCTATGGGTACACCTCATTTTATTGTGAAGGGTGGTGTAACAGAATGTTTAGACCAAATAAAAGAGATTGTGGAAATAAACGTGCCTGTGCGGTCTTAACGTTTTTCCTGTTACTTTACCCTTTTTACACGCAATAGACGCTGTACAGCCTTTAAATTGCCTTTGAACGGCATTTTGTTCTTTCTTTTACGTTTCCGCTTACGTCCAATGGGTCTTTTGTCTATGAGTTCAGAAATAGTAGCTGTGGTTGTAAAACCTATCATTTTTTCTTTTTCTTTTTTCTATGTGCTGAATTTTTCATCAAACGACCATCTGGCATATAGTGAAAACCTTTAGGTGCTTTTTTGCGTCTTTTTTTTGCCATTTATTTTCTGGTCTTCATTTTTTTCTTTTTGGTTTTTCTTTTTTTCTTTTTCATTCCCATTGAGTGAGAACCTTTACCTGTGTGATACGGCATTACTTTTTTCCTTTCTTTTTCTTTTTACCCTTTTTTTGACTTTTTAGAATTGCTTCCTGTAGTCCTTTTGGTAGTTTTTTTTGTTTTGGTGTTAGTGCCATCATACCCCCCTTTAGTTTTGTGGTTCAATGATTTTTTTAGAAAAAAACTCGCAATCTTTGAGAAGAAATCATAAAGCTTCAAATATACTTTTTTCATGTAACTAACTCAAAATGCGGTGCATCTATAAAAGGTCTTTTGCCCTGTGAGCGTCTAAGGTCTATATAAGCCATCATAGCTTCTTCGGCTGTACCTTCCCAATCTCGCAAGTCTGGTATATGCCATGAAGCACCCCATCTTATTCCTACTCCTTCTCTTACTGATGCTTCTTTGAACGCATCTGCAATATCATCATAAAGGTTCAATTCCCATGAAATGCGTGAGCCAATATAAGCCACAACATCAACCGCATCGCCTGTAAGGTGCTTGCTTTTCATAGTTTGTGAAGCACCTCTAGCTACTAGGTCTTCTTGTTCTTTTTGAGTTCTTAAACCCGATGTAACGCCAAAATCCACATTAGAAAGACCTATGGCGGTGGTTACTACCGAATGTAATTCGTTCTTTACTCCGTCTAATCGTCCTAGACTTCTTTGTGATAATGTAAAAGCCATTTTATTTCCCCTTTGTATCTGTTTTGAACGCTTTATCTACGCTTCTCATCCCTGCTATTCCCAACATACCAAGTAATAAAGGCATCATTACCGCCATGTCAGCTTGCGGTATAAGTATACCAAATCCTGCACATATTGGCGATATAAGATAATTGATAGCTAACGATAAGCCACAAATCCAACCAATAAGCGGTCTCCATGAAGATTGAAACCAATTCCCTTTAGCTTCTTCTTGATTCACCTTTATCTGTGCTAACGCTAGTGCTTGAGCGTGTTTATCTGCCATTGTAGCCAACTCATGTGCAAGTTTAGCCTTTTGGTCTTTGTCTTCTATGAATTTGTCTAATAACCCTGTTACTGGTTCGACAAGTGACCCTAATAAACTCATTTTTTTACTCCTGTTCTATCTAATACTGAAAACCCCATAAAAGCACCGACTATCCCTGCTTGTGCTAGATAAAATAAATTTGATAGGTCTGTAAGTAGTTTTATTCGTGAATCTGGTATCAAGGGTGTAAACATTATTATTGTGAAGACCAACATAGACCCAAGAGAAACCCAAGCCATGTTTCGTTGGTGCATTTGCTTTCTGTTTATTCTTTTGACTTCTTCTGTTTGTTGCCAACTATCTATTTCAACATCAGAAATAACGCCATCTTTGTTAGCGTCCATTTCGTTATATTTTGAATCTTTTTCTAGTTTCTTTTGTGTCATTTCTTAAAACTCTCATTTAGTGAATCAACAACGCTATCTATATTAGGTTCTGGTGAGTTAGGCTGATATTTGCATTGAAACTCTACTGGACATTCTCCTTCAACCACTAATGTATAAGTATTATTTGCACCCCTGTATAAACACACTTGTTGACCATTCTTTGCCTTTTTTCTTTTATATCTTCTACAAGTAACATATTTTGGGTCTTCTCTGAACCCTTTTCTAATTTCTTGTTCCCAAGTCCAATCACTAAATTTTTTGAGAAAACAAGTAAAACAGTTCTTTATATTGTCCGATTGTGCGTAATATATCACTTCTCCATCAGTACAAAGCCATTCAAAGGTTTCTTGTCCACCTTCTTTTCTAACGCATTTATCCCTAGTCTGATAGCCACCAACCCCTGTCCAACCCCATGAGTGAGTAAACGAAAAGACCCAAAAGACCAATGCCAACACTACACACAATGATAATGACAACGATAGAAATGACTTTTTCTCTAAATTGCTGTTTATCGTAAACCTCCTTTTGTCTTCTCTTACGAATGTCTGCTTCCATCCTTAAAAGCTCCTCCCAACTACTCTGTCCATGCGAAAATTGGATGAACGTCCGAAGCTCCGCTCTTTGCGATTCTAGCTGTTTTTTAGCGGTAAATGCTTCGATGGCTTCTTGTTCTATAGTTTTGCCACTCATTACTTTTTTTAACAATGATGGGTTTTTAGCTGACTTATGGGCGTTATCAATATCAGAAACCGCACCCATCCACCTCGACAAGTCCTGTGACATGGATTCAAGCTCTCGACCTGCCATAAATGCTCTTTTTATGCCTTGAAAAGCACTACTGGCTACGCTTAAACTGGCGGTGATACTTATAGGGTCAAACATTTAAGAACCCCCCTGTATCGCATTTATAGCACTATAGTGTTGAAGATTACCCCAAATGAACTTAACACATAAAAGGCGGTTATTGAAATAACTATTCTTTCAAGCCGTGAAACCCTACGTTCCATATCCTGTCTAAAATGGTACATATCGTTTTTGAGAACGCTAAGCTCCATAAGAATTGCGTTTATATCTGCTTTTGTCATTCTTCAGCTTCCTTGATGGTCAAAGTCCCTTCTTCTACTTGTTTAACTATTTCTGCATAGTGTTTGTTATCTAAGTCCATAGGAACAAAACACTCCACGCCATTAATAGTACATTTTACAACTGTTTTTCTATCTTTTTCAGCTTCTATATATTGTGCTGATTTAATTTCCATTTTTACAACTCCGAATCAAAATCAAATGACGCATCTGGGTTATTATTCCATCTCCAACTAACAATACTTCCAACACCTGCACCAGATGAAAAAGTGAAAAATATTTGACCAGTTCTTTTTCCACCTTCATTTAAACCTGTGCCTGTCATAGAAATACCAGTTTGTGTATTATAGTTGAAATGCTGAATTGTCGATGAACTAATATTATTAGCGGTCATTGTCGGTGCTGACCGCATTTCTTCAGGAAAGTGATGAAACCACCTTAGACCATTATTGTCTTGACCAAAGCTAATATATCTTCCATATGCACTATCTGTAGGGTCACTATGACCTGCACCATTAATTGAATGAAAATATCTCATACATTTTCTGCGTGTTGTTCCTATATCTTCGTGCTGAAAATCTGAAGCTTGTGAGCCAACTTCTAATTGGACTCCTGTCATCAACCATTCGTTATCTGTGCTATCAGCAAGGTTTACTGCTAATCCTCCTGCTCTTATTGTATTGTCAGCCGATGTCCATGCTGTAGGAGTAGAGCCAGAAGTATAGTCTGTCCCTCCTGCCAACCACCATTCAATTAAAAGTGACGAATTGTTATCATTTGTAAAGCCTTGACTTGTGTCAGCGTCAAAACTAATTGTTTTTAGTTCCCATGTATTAGCGGAATCAATTGTGTATGTTCTACCATTCATTCTTGCATTATCTGTGTTATACAAACCTATGTGATAAGTTCCTGTTTTATTTGACTTAACATAAAAGGACAATACTAAAGGTTTTGCTTCAGACGTACCAAAAGCCAAACTTTGCAAATTTTGACCCTCTATGCGTGTTTGATAAATGAAATACGCACCACTAGCCAAACTTCCATTAGCAGTAGTGCAGTCTAACTTGACTGAATTTTGAAAACCTTTATTAGTTGGTGCGGTTGTGCTTTGAGCAATGCTCCATGTTCCTACTCCACTCAAGTCAGATTTAAATCTGTCACAAGCATAATAGCCACCAGATGTTATTCCTGTGCTATCTCCTCTTTGGCTTACAGTCATTGCACCATTAATTATGATATTAGACGAACCTTGCCCTACATTATCTGTTCCTCTGCTTTGTATTTTAGTTAAAGGCATCTTTATTCTCCGATAGAGCTTTCGGCATCTCTTTGTTTTCTAGTCTTATAATCTGACCTAGCGGTGATAAGCTTTACAAAGTCGGCTTGGTTGCTTGGTATTGGGTCTGTGAAAGATTCATCATTCATTAGCTTTGTAGTCCATTCCTGTTGCATCCTTTTCCAACAGTTGTTTATTTTGCCTGTCATTGCGTCTTGTACCCATTCATTAATGTCTAACAAGTCATTATTCAATATAGCTTGTTGGGTATCATCGACCTCTATTTTTAATGTAATTTTTGCCATTTTTTATTCCTTTTTTTTAACAGACTAGATATCCAGAAAACATTGTTTCGACTGAAAGGTCTATTTGTTGGTCACCCCCACTTTGAGTATATCTAACGTAGGCTGTATCATTTGCATCCATATCAGCTAAAACAGCTATAGGTAATGTAAGATAGGTGACTGTTTGGTCAAACCCTGTAGCGTCAATTATTCCAAAATACCTATCGTTACTTGTATAAATCTCAATCTGTAAATAATCTGCTGAAGAAGCAACATCTTCAAAATAGCCTATCAAATTTAATTGATACTTCCCTGTTACTGGTGCTGTGAAAGTATTAGATGCAAAATTATTTCCTTGATCGAAGGTTTCCGTACCAAAAGCAACTGTATGAAACGTATTAATTGCAAAATTTGTATTTACTGTAGCTTTAACCAAAAAAGCAGGTTGATTTGGCATCGTTAGTTCTGAAGGTGCTTCTAACTGCCCTATAGCGGTTGTACCAGACCCACTAATAGAATTTATCTTGAGTACGTTCCCTGCGGTTAGATTGCCTGTAGGAAGCGTTAAAGTGTATGATTGACCTGCGGAATGTGCAGGTGATGCCAACTTTACCCCATGTGAGTTTTGTGAACAATTTAGCTGTAGTGTTCCGTCTGTCGTGCCATCGCCTTTTATAGACAACCCTGCACTTGATGAAGTCGAAACAAAGTTTGTCTTTGCGTTTGTGACTGTGCTATCACTTGGCGTTCCTATGTCTAACGTGTTTCCTAAGACCAGAATAAAATCTATTGAGTCGCTTGATGATAATGTACCGCTTGAGGGTAAGAATGTGATTGTAGAACCAGAAACTGAAAAGGCGGTAAGCGGTTCTTGTATAACACCATTCAAAGAAACCAACATATGCAAGGCTGATTCTGGTACAAATGCCACCCCACCATTTAGAAGATTATAGGTGTTGGTGCTTGATGTTGTTATTGCATCTAGCTTGATATAGTTTCCAACTTGGGGTGATTTGCCTATATATGCCATTAGGTTTGTGCTTCCTTATGTTTTTGAAATGCTGTTTTGACATCACTTGTGTGGAATTGTTTGACCATTGCTTTCACATCTGCACTCTCGTTTGTGCTGTCTGAATCTGGTGCTACAACATGGCGGTGATAACTTCTTGATATTTCTTTACCATCTTCTTTTATAATTGTGGCTGTTCGCACTTGTATATGTTTAAACTCTCCTACCACTTCCAATTTATCTTGAATTTCTTCTTTTGTTATTGCCATTTTTCTATCCTTTTATCTGTTATCAAACATGGTAAGAGAAGCTTCCAATTAAAGCCGATACTGAATCTAAGTCTTGAGCAAGCCACGAAGCGTTATCCCTAGTTGCATAAATTCTAAGATAATCATTTCCAGTATTAGCATACAGAACAAGATTTATTATGCTTGCATCGGTGTTGTAATTATTCAACATACAAGTGCCAGTGAACTCCACACTATTTGCAACAGTATAAGGAATACCTTTCATTAACATTGTTCCAGAACCAGTGTGACCCGATAAACTAAAATGGAATGTCGTATGCACAAAGTTTCCAACTCTTTTGTATCTTCCAGAGCGTGAAATATATGTCGCAGTTCCCGCAGTTTGATTTCCCTCAACTGATGGTGTAAACGTTCCCTCTTCATAATCTGCAAATATTTCACCAGTCATTCCACCAGAATCACCAGAAGCACTTGCAAAATTAATTCCGTGACCATTAGCGACAGTCAAATCGCCATCGGTGAGAGTAAGACCATTGGCTATTGTTGGACTATTTTCTATTTTTGACCCTGTAACAGCATCATCAGTAATTTTTGCAGTTGTAACGGCTGTATCTGCAAGCTTTGCTGTTGTTATCTGTCCATCTTGTATATCAGCACTCGTTAATAAAGCTGATGCGGGTTGTACTCCTATAAATGGCATTGTTTCCCCTTATGTTATCTCTAATATACTAAGTGTAGCGTCTATCTTTGCTTGAACACTACAATTTATTTTCAAAACATCGGTTGCCTGTAAACATACCTTTCCACCAGTAAGAACCTCTAATGTTGAGCCATTAGGTATGCTGACCCCTTTGACAACTGAAACGTTTGAGTTTGTTTCTGTGTCGCTTGTGTCGGACTCTATTTCTACATCTACTGTTACGGCTGTAGTATGAATGTTACAAAGCAATAACCCTATGATAACTGTGGTGGTTGAACTTGGTACTGTGTAAAGGGTTTCAGCCGAACCAGAACTAGGCATTGCTCCGTTTGTTTTTACCTTAAATGTGTTAGCCATATTCTACTCCCTATCCTAGAGCAATCGCCAAAGGTAAAGCATTAGGGTCTGTTTCTGATATAGTACCAGTCGTTGACATTGTGCTTGTGATTGCGTTGCTTGTTATATTTATTGAAAACAACTCAATATTGTCAGAACCATCGTTAATTTTTACTTTTAGTGTGCCACTTGTTCCATTATCGACCCATATTGTGCCTGTAGCTACTGAACTTGGTGCTGAACTTCCTATGTGTGAAGTATTCAAAGCCGTCAAAATATTATTCAATTCAGTCCGAAAAGAACTAAAACCTTGATTTGCTAAACTTACATCTGAAACTTGTGCCATGATTTTTTATACCTTTTTCCTGTTAACTTTGCAACCCAAATCCCTTTGCTATGTAGTCAAATGTTCTATCGACTGCACCCCCACTAGAATTTGCAAACGCTATTGTGAACCCACTTACTGTCTTTGAACTTATTGTGAAAACATCACCAGTAGCCATATTTTGTGCTGAAATACCAATTGCAGGTGCTTCGAAAAATGGGTTTGTAAAGGTTACTGTTTTGCTTCCGCTTGATGTTGCCAAATTACTTTCCGCAAAAGTTCTTTCTTCCATATTTAATTTAATCACAATTTGCTTAACATTACTAGATGTTTGGGCATCGTCATTTGACAACTTTAAACGAAACTTTGCAAACTTAAATTTAAATGTTGCTGACTGTGTAATGTCTTGAAAGCTTGTGCAATCGGCTAGTGATGTTGTTGATGTTGCAATCTGTACCCTATGAAAAGCGTGTATTTGTTCAGTTCCATCAAAAGGTGCTTTTGCTTCATCGAACAGTAACGCACCTCGACCACTATCAAAAAAGTCGTAAGGATTTTCGGAATCTAATGTAATGCTAGGCTCTATATTTCCATCAAATATTTGTGCAAGTGAAAGCGAATTAGTGAAATTGTAGAACCCTTTTGCATCTCTATTCGTATTATTAAAGTTTGGGTTTGACGTTGTATCCGTTCCCCCTAGTTCAAAATCACCCTCCGCACTATCAAAATTCCCTACTGTATCGTCAAAATTAGTCACAGTATCTAAAGACAATATTACATCTCCAGATGAGTCTATTTTTACCGCGAGTGGAAAGGTTGAGTCCATTTGACTTGATGCTGTAAAAATATCTGGTGTTTCTGTAAAAGTTGATATTTGCTTGTAGGCTTGTATTCCAGAAATGTTTGTAGTCACGATTGTGGCTTCTGCGGAGGTGTTGCCGTTTTTATCAACTGCCTTTATGAGATATGAACCCACTCTAGCAGGTACTATAGCGTTATCGCATTTTCTTCTAGGGCATCTAACAAGATTGGTAGAATTAATCCAATTAGCACCAGTAGTAACATTTTGATAGCGTATTTCGTAAAAAGAGATGTCTAGGTCACTATTAGCAGAAGGTGGAGTCCATGTAAGCTTTAGATGGTCTTGACCATGTAACTCAACCCCAAAATCCTCTACATTGCTTGGCGGTTCAACACCCCCTACTATTGCTCTTGTGGTTGATATAAAGGTACTCTTTGAGCCTATGGTGTTTACTGCTCTTACTCTAACTTGATAGGTTGCACCATCAATCACATTAAGATGTTGATATTCCAGTATTTTTCCTACTGCTATTTCTCGAAACGAATCACTTACAGCATTTCCATCTGGGTCTAATGTCTGCTTTATTTGCACCTCATAATTATCGACAAAAAGGTCTGTAGACGCTCCGATAGTAATTAACATTCTAGTGATAACAATTCCATCAGCATACTCTACCAGTTCATCAGCTAGTGTAATACTGGCGGGTGGCTGTACTGAAAAGGGGTTTGGTAGTGTTGTATCGGGTATTGTTGGCACTTCTTGTTGTGTACCAAATGTGTAGAAACTATCTTGATGCTCTGAACATTGTAAACTTACTGTGTGGTCTGTATTTATTGACATTCCCTGTACTCTAAAGGGTTTTGCGGAAAAGCTAGGGGTTGCATGGGTTACATTTACTATATCCCCTATGGCTAGGTCTAAGGCTGTTGCATCCGCTCTAAGTGATATATCAAGGCTAGTTCGTGAGCGTCTTAATATTATTTCTGCCATTTCTTGAGCTTGATATGGACTTGTAAACATAGAAAAGTCAAATCTGCCCTCTAATAAAAGACCCCCATCAGCGGTTTTCATATTGGCGTGTTGGTCTGCCGATGCTAACCCTGTTTCATCTACTGGCGGGAATTGTGCTGTGTCCGACTGATAATTTTTATCTGGATTTATGAAGTTTACAATAACCCTGTTATATCGTGAGTTCTTGTTTTTGCTTTGTACTGTGATACCGCCTAATATATTGTCTTCTGTGAGCGTTATAGACGCTGACCCTGTGCTTTCGACCAATATATTGTATTTACCCCCCGAAAAGTTTAGATACGACCTAGACCCCCTTACAAAGTTTTTGACGTTATCTATAGCTTTTACTGATGTATCAACAACCGCATGACTGTCCATAAGGTCAATCTGGCTTGCACCGCTGAAAGGCGTGATATTTGTATCACAAACATCTGTGGCGGTCTGCCAATCCGCAAAGTTGCTATCGAAATAGCTATTTGGGATACCCATGCCAAACCTATCGTTTCTGAGATAGTCTAAAAGCTGTAATATTGGGTTATCCGAATATTCCCATGTTGTGCTTGTATCTGCCCTGTGGCTACCGCTACCCCCTGTAACTGTTCCATCAAGATTTGGATTGTAGACCTTCCGACCCTTTACAATCGCTTGCACTTTAGGCAATGACCCGAATTTATCAGCGTTCCATTCAAATCTAAGAGCCAGATAGGCTAACCCTCGCAATCTGTGGTTTGATGTCCATGAAGTAAGTGTAGATAAAAGGGTTGATGCTGACTGTGAATCTGTTCCTAAATGTGCTTCTACTGTAATTAAACTAGAGTCAACAAAAAAGTTTGAATCGGAACTTGCTACTGTTCGTTGTGTGCCATCGGTCAATGCTCCGCTAAGAGTTACTTGATTTTCGTTTACAAATAGGGTTTCTACGCTGTTTATTTCCCCTTCACTTAGAACCAAAGCCATGTATAGATACTGATTATCTGTTCCCGATGTTTCTAAGAATACGACATTACCCCCAACTTTTCTTGTTCCATATACCACAGGAATAGAAGCGTTTGCCCTAAATTTATTGACTAATATCCCCTGTGCTTGCTGTTCCGCAAAGTCATCCCCGAACTCTGGAATTTCTGGTTGTGGTATTAGCCACCCTACAACGTCTTCTACAACGTCTACGACTACATCAACTACATCCCTTACGAAATCGCCTACATCATCAAGAAAATCGCCTACAAAATCACACATTTACGCTAATCTCCAGTTACCGCCCATATTTTCGAACCCAAGTTTTTCTAACACCGCACCTATTTCTATTTTTGTTGTGACCCCCATGACTATAGGCAAATCATCAGCCACATTTTTCACACTATCTATAAGCGTTTTGACTAGCTTAAAATTTCTATATTGTTTTTTAATATAAAGAATATTTATGTTTATTAGTTCCTGTTTGCTAAACCAATATTCTGATTTATGAAATATGCAACAGCCAATAAGTTCTTGTTGGTCTAACTCTTTTACAAGAATAATCTTGCCCTTTTGTAAAATGAAATCAATAAACGCTTTAAGTTTTGGCTTATCTACTTTGGGTAAGTCTACGTCAACTAAGTCAACTTCTTTAAAATTTATCAATAAATCAAAGACCTCTTGAAAATCTTTTTTCTCTGCTTGGTATATATGAACGCTACTCATACCCGACCCCATTTAATGTCGCTTACAGTCAAAGCGGAAAATTCCATGCCTTTGTCGGAAGAAAAAAACCTTTTTTGTGAAGTATCTGACGTTGTTCTACCACTTTGTTTAGAAAAGTTACCCCAATGTGACGTAACAGTAAGGTTTATGCTTGCTGATTTTGTAGTATCCGTAATCTTATATTCGTCTATTGTACCATAAAATAACAGGAATGGGTCAGCTATTAATGCAAGGTTTGCATCTAAAAACCCTCTATAAACAAATACATTGTCGTTAATGATGTTTTCGTTAAGTGCTATGGATATATATGTTTGGTCTACACCAGAAAGATTAACGATAAGACTATTTTTAGAAGGTGCGTTTGTTTCGCTTACCCCTGTTATTCCTCTAAAATGTCCGTTTGCTTGGTACGTTCTTGAACTTCCAGAAACACTTGATGTTATGTCAAAGCTTGCATTTGTTAGATATACTGGAGTTCCGAAACCTAATTCTAATAAAATAACTGGTTCAATATTTCCTGTGGCTAGTTCTGTTTTTACCGCACTTGTTAAACCTCTAGCCATTTATAAACTCTCTATTACATCGAACTCATAATTAAATAATAAGTTTCCATTCTTGTCGTTTTGCCCTGTTGCGAACTCTTGAACGTCACTCGTTAGGTGGACTGTAAAAGGTACTGAATCATAAGTAACTGCACTATTATCCGCTAGTGCTTCTCTAAGGGGTGGTTCTATCGTGACTGTTGACGCATTACTGGATGACGTTCTCCT